ATTGCAGTAGGAGCTACCCAGCCAGCACCAGGATGACTGTGTTCCCATTGTATCTTGGCCTTGCTGTGTACCAGGTGACTGCTCTTGAATGTGGTCTTCAAACTCTTTAGCAAGGTTACCATCCAGCCTTCGGGCAGTTTCATGTTGCATTCTCTAGCGAATCTTTGCAGTTCATATAGACCAATAAACACGCCTTGATCAATTTCTTCCTGGATCGGAAACACTGTTTGAATGGCTGACAAGATATTGTTTAATGTTTTGCCAGAGGGATCTAACTCAATGCCCTTTTGTGCATATTTGAAATGACTAAAGAAGTAAGTATGATCACCACGCAAGTTATCGCTGGCACGTGATCCTTTGTCTTGCAGGTCAATTTCCAATGTATCAAACTGATCCTGCATGGTGCGAGCCAACACATTCTTGACATCACGACTGCCGTTCTTGTAACGCACCAGGGCATTGCGATGCAGATCGCCTGGATTCAACCGACGTACACCGGTATCGTTGAGCATTTCAAAAGCAAATGACGCAAAGTTGGGATCTGTGGTTTCTACCACTGCACAAGGAATTTCTTCAAAGCCCAGTATCAGTGCGGCAATGGTGCGATGTTGGCCATCATAGGCATCAATTCGATCGTTACCCGGAATGGTACAGGCCGATACAGGACTACAAATTCTTGAGTCCCATTTTTTCATGATGTTGATAATGTGCTTGTGCAACACATCACGTTGAACTTCATAATCAATCCAAAGTACATTGGTCTTGATCATGTTGCTGACCGGAAATGGTTGACTCAGTCTAGCGGCCGTGCGCCAGGCGTCTAGTTGTTCTTGAGTTACATTATAGTGAGCCTTGAGTTGAGTTTCAACTTCACGAGCCACATCGGTGAGTTTGCGTGTGAGACGCTTTGCCATTGTAATTCTCCTTCTTTACCCGACACAATGCGGGATTGGTTAATTAAATTTTTACTACAACTATAGTATAGTAGAATTGGTTATTGGTGTCAACCCCTACATAATACAGTGCTCTGCGGCCCTAGGCGGTCAATTATACCCTATACTTTGCAACACTCAGTTGTGTCGCCTCTGGTTATTCCATCGAATTCAGCAGAGAAACAAGCTAGTCCTCACCCGCTCACTACAGGGCCCGTTACGCATTGCCAGCGCCCGATAGGTTGGTCGAGAACCATCCGTGACTGATTAGATCACTTATCGTGTGGATCACACTAGCTGGAATCACCCAGCCTCGAAAACTTTATACCGTGGTCACTGTAAGGTGTCACCATCTGCAAAACCCCAGAACACACTGCATCCACGAGCTTCGGCTTCAATCAACAGCTTTTCTGTGGCCGCATCGCAGGCACGTTCAAACAGTTCATCAATTTCGTCTTGAGTCAAATGATATTCTGGAATTTGTCCGGCCAACACAGCTTCGGCCACCATCAAACGATCTTCATTCATCATGATTCATTCTCCACAGGTTGAAATCTCGAATCAAATGCTTCTTGGAGGCAAGTAAATTCCTCACCTACTGCATTAGTATAACGTATCCAGTCTTGCTGGCCAACCTGATAGCGTTCTACCACATAGAAGAATCTGGAACGACCGTCGGTATAAACTATGGCCATTAGAACTGCGCCCTGGCCAATCTTGCGGCTCTATGACTTTCCCAGCTTGGTGTAAGATCTGTTTTTCGACCAAATGCAGAGTCGATCAATTTGTCCAACAGATCGTATCCACTAAAATCACCTTGACTGGTTTCATAAAAGTCATATGCAATGGTCCAGCGTGGAATGATGGTTATCTTGGCGTCGGCATCGTGCAACACAGGCAATTGACGCCACTGGAACAAGAGTCGTTCTACATTCTGCGCCCAATAATTCCGAGCCCAGGCAGTCTTTGCTCCAGCTAAACACTTGCGAGCATGATCCAAACGATTGCCCAACACTTCTGCTTCTTCGCCTAAAAAACGGTATGATTTCATGTTGTTCTCATATTAATTACTATATAACTATTATACTAAAACTGGAATTACTAGTCAACCTAGCTCCATTTCATTACAAATGCCAGGTAATCGCGTTCCGAATCAAAGAAAAAACAGTAGCGACCCGGTCGATGATCACTGCTGACTTCTAAAAGTTGCCATCGCCAGTCTGCGGTTAATTCTTCTTTACACCAGTCCAATACAGACTCAAGTACACCAAATGGTTTAGCTATTTCCTGTGCGTAATTAAAACTGTCTCGGCACCGTTCAAATACCATGGGACTTTTCAACAAAGGGTTAGGTCGTACCTTACGCAGGCTCATGCAGAGATTCTTGTAACAATGTCTTGGGTAATTGCCAAAATGCATAACTGTCCTGTATGTCGGCCACATAACCTTCACTGGGCCGACCTGACTTGGGATCAGTCATTTCATAAAAGAAAAACTGAGTATCATCCTGTATCCAGGTTCGCTTGGTGTAGTAGCTGGGGAATCCTTCAAATGCGTCTAGGCTCCGCTCACATGCTTCAGTGATTGACCATAACACACCGGCTACCTGGGCGCCTTTTTTAGGTTCAATGGTGGCGTGATTGTAAAATTTCAGTTGCCAGTCACGCAGAACAAAAGCACCTTGCGCTTGTGCTGAGGGGCAACGCCAGCTCATGTGACCTGGATGCATGTTGGCTCCATAAGCAAAATACAGGTTAGGCATAGTCATATTCTGTTGTTACCGATCCAAATTTAAGTTGCATAAACACAGCGTCTCTAGCACTGCGGAAAAACCACGTCATGTGTGTGGCACTAATGTCAGTGATGTAACAGTCGCCGGGCAAACCAAAGGTTTCTATCACCCAGGTAGCAATGTCATTCCACTGTGTTTGATTTTCCGACCCAGTACCCCACAAGACGGTCACAGGATGGACAAACTCAGCTTCGCGCAAGATAGGTCTTTCTTATATAGGCATCCGACCACTCCACCCCGCCGGTATTGTAGTACAGGTGATTGTCGGTGATACCAAATCGGTTGCAAAAACTCTGCCCGTAGCGGTGTCCTTGCAGAGCCAGAAAGGTGTATGACTCGCGCCACTGTTCGTATTCCGTCCGGCTGATCGGTGCACTGGATCGACCAGTTCGGTCAGCAAATGCCACAATTTGTTCAAACACTCGTTCCATAAGTTATTTTAGCACACTTTCGCCATTTAGGTCAACTTCAATCCAGGTGTAATCACCCAGCCATTTTACTCTGCAGATGTATTCATAATAGTTGGGTGGAGTGGTGGTCCATTCGTGTGGTCCGGTTTGGGTCAACAAGGTTCCGCCACGGGCCAGATCGCGGGCTAACCAATAGCATTGGCCATGGTAAATTTGGAATGAGTATTTGGCCGCATGCACCAGATCGGTAATTTCTAGACGCTGCCGAACTTCGTCTGCTTGCCGCTGTAGCACACTAACCAGTTCCATGATACGGCGGTATTCCTGATGACCGTGCATACGGGCCACGTTGACCATGATGTCTTTTTGCTTTTCAACCGGAATAAGATCAAACGCAGGACCACCAACTTCGGTGGGATAGGGTGTGACATTACGATTGATAAATTCAACCAAATTGCCGCCTACTTCCATGTCGGCACTGGTGCGACCATCCGCAAGATTTGATTTCTTCTTGCTTTTAGGATTGCCTGGATCGTCAGGTGGTAAAGTCAGGCCCATCAGTCCCAGAGATTTTCATAGTACTTGCCAAACAGGCGGAATCCGTTGGTGATGCGAGCCTGCACCCGTTGAGCACCTTCGGCATCATACACATGAGTATGATTAGGACCGTCTTTCATAGTATAGTACTTGTGTTGACCCTTGGGCACTTCGTTGCCGTCCTTGTCCACAGGCACCCACTTGATGTCATGCTCACCGGTATGGAATTCCATGGTCCAGTCATCCTGTGCTTTTTTCTCAAAGGCAAAGATCATTTCGTTAAGAATCCAGTCCCAACGCTGGTGGTGTAGGCTGTCAGTGTCCCACTCGTATTCCTTGGGCTGTGCCATATGGCTCTGCAGATACTTGGGCACATCAGAATCATCAGTGTTGGGGCTACCGTGCTTGGTCTTCTGCAACTGCTTCAGCATGGGCAAGATAATGTCGGCTAGGGTATGATCCATGCTCCAGGTATCCCATGGATCGATCCGCACATGATCAATTCTTGGGTGGACCAGGTCCAACACCCACTGTAGGGCCCGGCTGACAGGGTTGAGTCGTTCGGCCCAGCGATCCACCCATTCAGGGTGTTCTACATACTTTTTGGTGCCGTTCATTTCGTCAATTGCAGCTTGAAGACCTTTGGTGCGACTGCACTTGGACCATGCAGTCCAAAAGAACACATAGTCCAATACAGTGTATGGACTGATCCAGTGCTTTCTGTAGCAACTTTTATATATTTTCATTCTAATCCTTTATCTTCTCTGTACCAGTGACTACAATAAAAATGTTCGCCCAAGCGGTCAATTTCTTTTTGCGGATATCCATTTTCAACTAGCCATGTCAATACATTTTCAACACCTTTAGGAAGTTCTTTTGGAAATCCATACTTCCAGCCGCTGGGCGGATCAATCATGTGTTTCTTCATTACCAACTTCCATCATCTACCCAAACTCTAATGGTCAAGAACAACCAACTCACAAACCAGGCACTTTCATGCGGTCCTACCCACTCGTCAATAAACGCCCGACGAGCCTGTGGAATCCAACGCCAATGTGCTGGATTAACTGTTATTATAACACTGGCACCTGAATAACGCAACCATTTAAGCATGTCCAACTCCGGTTTGCACCCACTGTGCCAAGGGATCATATTCTAATTGGGTCCAGTCGGTATCTCTGTCCATGACTTCAACTTGGATACCTTGAGCTTGTGCCTGGCTGATCAGGTTGCTCAAGACCCCACTGCCATAGCCATTGGTGCCATATGCATCCCGATGACAGCTATAGACCGATCCTGATGATCCATCAAACTCCCAACGATCTTCAACCAAGGCAGCACGCACAATGCCCGAATTTAACTTCCAGCTGTCACTTCCGCCGTATCCGCCGCCCCATGAAGCAAATACCTTGTATAGAACTTCTTTGGCAGTGTGTATGCGTACGACCGTCCAACGGTCTGGTGTGTAAGTGCTCATTATTTCAACTCCATGTATTTGATTTCAAATTCTTGTGCTCTTTGCTCATATTGTATGTAACCTCTAGGATTGCACACCACTTGGGTACCACCGATGCCATAGTCAAAAGGATCGTGCATGTGACCGTGTACCCATAACTGTATCTGAGGATTGGATTCGATAAACTCATCCATGTCAGTATAAAAGTTACCATTCATCAAGGTATCGTGAGCATACTTTTCATGCACACTCGACTTGCTGGGTGCATGATGAGTGATTACCACAATACGGTTGTCAGTACGCCCAGCGTCACGGTAGTTGTCCATGACCACCTGCAAATAGTTACGCATTTTTTGATGATCACGCAGGGCATGCTTGGGCAGGAACTTCCAGCTTACTGTGTCATTTGTGTTTTTGACTGCTCGGTAATCATTCATGGCTGTGGCTGCGTTGTGCATGGTGTACGTGTCCATGTCGTTAAAGTCGGTCCATAAGGTGCCACCGTGAAAGTCATAGCCATCAATCACTACCGATTCTTTGTCCAACAAGGTGATGTTGGCAATGCCATGCAGTTCACAAAAGGTTCTAAAACGAGCTGGGCCCTTGGCAAAGTCGCCCGAATAATGCTCGTGATTGCCCATCACATACAGAGCTCTGGGCCACGCCTGACTCACACGCAGAAAAAAGTTTCTAGCACGATCGCCACGCTCACTCTGCTTGTCTAGGTCTTTCAGCATGACAATGTCGCCAGCCAGAATCAGGAGATCAGCGGCGCCTGTGTTTACAAGGTCTATGTCTCCAAATTCCACATGCAGGTCAGACGCTAAGGCTATTTTCACTGGCTTCTTTTTCTTTCAATTGTGTCAACTCCTGTTTGAATCGTTCAACCAGAGCCTCGTCACCACCGGCCAAGTATGCAGTTTTTTCTGGATAACGACTCCTAAATCCGTCTCGAATCTGTTGAAGATTGGTGCCTTGACACACAAACTGACGGTCCTGCTCAGTATAGGCATAGATCATGTCACCTTCCTGCTCCACGATCAGGCCAATCATGTTGGCTTCTGCGTTGGCCACAGCCTCACGCACAAGCTCACGCAGTTCTGTTTCAAATCTACGTATGGTGCGCCAGACAACAAATGTTAAGATTGCTAGACCTATGCCAATACCGATTAGAATATTTGCTACTATGGTTGTGATATCGTATTCCATCATGCTAGTCCTTTTTGTTTGACGCCTTCTTGGTACCATTCAGTAAGTGGCTCGGGTTCTTCGTATTCTTCATAGCCCCAAACTTCCGAGGCAATACGCTTGTACTCTGTTTCATCTTGATTATAGTCCACATAATCTTCAGTATAAACATCACCGTCATACACGGCAGTGCCTACAAATCCTACACCGGGTTCCCAGTAATCCAAACTAAACTGCACTCGTCCATCTGATTCTGCCCAGGTTTGAAATGCTTCATTGGGTGGGCCCCATGCTGAACAAAATGTAAACTCAATGCTATCTTCTTCGGCCTGATTTTCAAAATACACATCACTTATGGGCCATTTGGTGCCCCAATTGGCTACACGCCAGTTGTACCAGTCTTCGTTGTTGGCAGGTTCTGGCACCATCCAGCCCAATAGATTGCCTTCAGGATCATTCAAGATCTCTGCAATTTCAGCAATTACCGGAGCAGGACCGGTAATGGTTGCGCGATTCGAACACCAATTTGGCATAGTTACTCCTTAAGAAAATCAACAGGCTCTTTAAAAAACATACAGGTCAATACCACTCTTGGAAATGATTGACATTTAGACATGTCAATCATGTGCGGAAGTTGACTGTTAAATACCACTGGTTTTAAAATTTCTACTGAAGCAATTTGTTGACATTGACCCAGGTCAATATCACGTAAATCGTAATAGGCCGAACCAAATCTGTTTATGATCGGTTTTACTTGAGACATTAATTCATCCGGAACCGAATACCATAGATTTAAACTGTTCCGAGTGTTTAGAATAGGAAAGTTAATTTTAGCAGTCACTGGCAATTCGTCAATGTGCAGGCAAGCATTTTGATCATTGACACATAACGTGAATGCCAGTTCTCTCAGTTGCAAATTGAAAGTTTTAAAATACTGCAACAACTCTGGAACTGCTCGAACAAACTCTACTGTATCTAATTTGTTCCACAAGGATGGTTTTTTTAAATTTAAGATATCGTATTTTACCTTTAAAAAATCAACAGTTTTTTCAGAAATAGTTTTCTGCAGATCATCTGGACAATCAAGTTGATGGTAAGGTTTTAACGTCATGTTGTTATTTAACAGCCTGTTATTGAACTACTATTGTAGCAAAAAGGCAATTATTGGTCAAGTCGTAAAAAAGCCCCGCATTGCACGGGGCCTTGGGCTCAGTGTCCGGTCTGAATCGGACAGCGATAACTGCTATTAGAGCGTGATGCCTAATGCTTGAGCTTTGTAGCCTAATGCAACCAATTTACGGCTTGGCTTGCCCAAAACGTATTCAGTTACCTGAACACCGTTACCAGCTTTGCGGCTATTGGTATACACAGCAAAACCATTGCTACGGATACGGCTTACTTCAGCTGACAGGTTCTTAACACCCATCTTTGATGCTTGGCTGGCTGTCAATGCTTTGCCACTTTGTAGTGCTTGGAATACACGGTACGTCTTGGTTTCTGGATTGATTAATTTCATTTGTTACCTTTCTATGTTAAACGCTGTTTAACAACAGCATGATACAAGTATAACACCAAGTTGCGTATTGTGCAATACAGTTTGGTAGGCATTTAGCCATAAATAATAAAAAAGGCTAATTCCGACCATGACACAGTATGTAATCAACATTGGCACCGTACCAAACGATGGCACGGGCGATCCATTAAGAACCGCTTTTAACGAAACCAACCTGAATTTTGATCAGGTTTTTGCGGCCGGCCCGGTGTTGAGCAACATCAGGATTGCCAACAACACTATATTAACCACCACAACCAATGGTAACTTGATCCTGGCGCCCAACGGCATAGGAGTAGTTCAAAGCAACGTTCACATTGTGCCCAATACCAGTAATATAAGAAATCTGGGTAGTGCTAATCAACGCTGGAGCACCATATACGCTCAATATTCCAACATTTCTGGCGGACTGGCTGTGGCCGATTTGAGCGCCACTGGCAATGTTGTGGTTGGCGGTAATTTGACCGTGACTGGCAATGTGATCAACATTGGCAACATTGTAACTGACTCCAAGATCATACAACTGTCCAACACCGCTGGCTCTGCCAACGCAGCCAACGGATCCGGAATCACTATTGGCGCCAACGATGACATAGCTACTTTTTTGTTTAACAGCACCGCCAATGCCTGGACTACCAACATTGGAATCTCAGCTGCGGGCAATGTCACAGCCGCTAATCTACAAGCGACCGGTAATATCTATATCGGTAACACAGTGTTTACACGAACACTAACAGTGGGTCGTAGTACTACCCCTGTCACAGTTCCATTGGCCAGCAACAACTCATTCAACGTGCTGACTGCCGGAGGCAATGTTGTGGTCTACACAACCTAATAAATATCTATCTCGGACAAAAATATGACAAACAGAATTCCACTAATCGTAAACCCAGGTGCTGCTCAAATACAGGAAGTGGCCGCGGCCGATACCCTGCAAGTTCCAGGCACACTGACTGCCAATGTGGTCCAAAGCAACAACTATCAGTACGCCAATGGTCAGCCATTTGCCAGCAGCAACTACGGTGACGCCAATGTGGAAGCCTTGTTAAACGACGGCACATTCACTGGCAACATTGTTCCTGCAGGCAATGCCACACAGAGTTTGGGCAATGCCACCAATCAATGGCTGGATCTCTGGGTCAGCAATGCCACCATCTATCTTAATTCGATTCCTTTGGGAGTCAGCAACACCGGTGTGTTGCAGTTTGATGGCAATGACATTGTTACGTCTGGTCCCAATGTGATCAACACTGGCAATGTGGAAACAACAGGTGATGTGGTAGGTGGCAACTTGGTCATTACCACCGGTGGTGGATTGACCTTTGCAGACGGATCGGTACAGACCACAGCTTACGGCAATGCCAACGTGGAAGCCTATCTGTCCTCCAGCAACACCATTGCGGCCATCAATGCCAATGTGGCCAACACCAATGCCAATGTTGCCAACCTAACTACTGCATTAGGCAATACCAATGCCAATGTGGCCAATTTGGTCACCGTCACAACTAATACAGATAGTAACGTGGCCAACTTGGTTACAATTACAACTAATACAGATAGTAACGTGGCCAACTTGGTTACAATTACAACTAATACAGATAGTAACGTGGCCAACCTAAACACGGCCTTGGCCAATACCAATAGTAACGTGGCCAACTTAACTGCCACTGTCAGTGACCAGGCCAATGCCATTGGCAACTTGCAAGGTAGCACATATTCCAATGCCAATGCTGCTGGCTTCTTGGCTGCATTTGGTAGCAACACAATTACTACCACAGGCGCAATCAGTGTGGGCAATGTTACCCTAACCGATCTTTATTCGCCCAACTATTTTGCCAACGCTGTGATGTTTGCCAATGCCGCCGGACATGTTACCAACGCCAGCTTGTTCAAGTACGATCCTGGCACAGAAGTTCTTACCGTGGGTGCGGTGTCTACCACAGGCAACGTCGTGGTCGGCACCACTTTAACTGCTGGTAATCTCGCAGGTGAAGGCGGCAACATTTCCAACATTACCGGTGCTAATGTGGTCGGTGCAGTAGCTCTAGCTACCAATGCCAACATTGCTGATCTAGCTTATAGTGTCGACGGTGCCAATGTGGTTGGTGAAGTTGCTGTGGCCAACACAGTGAGCAATCCTAGTCAGTCCAACATCACAGCCTTGGGCACTATTACCGCATTGACAGCCAATGCTGTTACCATCAATGGTCAGCTCACTGCCAACGGCAATGCACAGTTTAATCAAGACGTTTACTTCGCCGGCAATGTGACCTTGCCTGGTAATATTATCCAAATCTCCGGCAATTCTGGTACATTCTTTGGCAATGCCATCACAGGCTTTGGTGCCTTGTATGCTGGTCTGCCAGCAGGCTACACCTTGTTGGCACAGGAAGTCATGCAGTTTGCCACCAGCTTTGATGGCTACACACAAGTATCCATGCAGAACATCAATGCTGGAGCACAAGCCACTGGTGACTTTATTGTCACAGCCGACAACGGCGGCGATACTACCAATTATGTTGACTTGGGCATGGCCGGGTCAGGCTACAACGGCGCTTTGGCCAACAACAGCTTGGGCACTAGCCTGTTCCCCAATGACGGCTATTTGTATGCCAAAGGCAATGTGTCAGGCGGTAACCTGGTGCTAGGTTCCAAGCAGGCAGGTGGTGTTGTGCGTATCATTGCCAACGGCGCCAGCAACATTGGCGACGTTGTTGCCACATTCAGGGCCAACGGCTTGGCTGTCAATGGCAACGTAGCCATCAATGGTGGCAATCTTGCCTGGGCTAATGCCAGCATAGTACAGACCAGCGCCGTAGATTTCAGCATTACCGGTGACGGTCAAGTCACGGTGCGTAGCCTGGATGGTACTTATCAATGGACCTTTGACGATGCTGGTAACTTGACTGCACCCGGCAATATTGGCACTCTGGCCAATGTGTCTGCCAACTATTTCCTTGGCAACGGTAGCCAACTCACCGGCTTGGATTCAAGCCCTGCTATAAGTTCTATCAATGCTAATATTGCTAACACAAATAGCAATGTGGCCAACTTGACCTCAGCACTGGGCAATACAGATTCAAATGTGGCCAACTTGGTTACTGTTACAACCAATACCAACAGCAATGTGGCCAACTTGACCTCAGCACTGGCCAATACCAACAATAGTGTGGCCAACAACACCAGTAATATCACAACCTTACAAGGACAAGTATATGCCAATGCCAACGCTCAAGCATACCTGGCCAGCAATGCCAACGTGGCGATCACTACAACAGGTAACATCACAACCACTGCCAACATCACTGCGGGTTTCTTTATTGGCAATGGTAGTCAGTTAACTAACATCACCGGTGCCAATGTGATTGGCAACGTTACCTCCGCAATCACTGCTGGTACAGTCACAACCAATGCTCAGTCCAACATCACATCGGTTGGCACACTGGACTCACTAGCGGTAACTGGCAATACCGACTTGGGTAGTATAAACGCCAGTGGTACAATAGTTCTAAACAGCGTAACAATCACCGAAACAATGCTCACTACTACTGGTAGTAGTTTTGAAATTTTGGGCACCGACCAAGGAGTTCAACTACATTCTCTAGATACCGCTAATAATACATTCTCACTGGTCTTTGCCGACAATACCGGCGTGGGCCTTGTCACTGACGCCGGTGAACTCGTTGTTGGTATTGATGGCAATGTGACAGTTACCGACAGTATGAGCGTGGGCGGTGAACTATCAACAACCGGCAACATCACATCAAGTTATGATGTCACCGCCAATAGTTTCATTGGTGACGGTAGCCAACTCACAGGTTTACCAGCTGGCTACACCGATGCCAATGTTGTTACATTGTTAGCCGACTTTGGTAGCAATACGATTAGTACCACAGGTAATGTCAGCACAGGTAATATTGTAACAGGTGGCGGCACAGGCGGTAACATTACAGGTGTTAACATCATGTCAGCCAACATCTTTGTTGGAGACGGTGGTAACTTAACTAACTTACCTTCCTCTGGTTTAGTAGTCAACTCAATGACTTCGGGTGCTAACATTACTGCCGCAGTAACTGATACACAGTACAACGTGACAGCACTATCTGAGTCAGCTACAGTAACAATTCCTACTGGTGTTGCTCAAGACGGCCAGAAGTTAACTTATCGTATTCGTGACAGTGGTGTCGCACAAACATTAGCATGGGATCCAATCTATGTAGTAATTGGAACTACCTTACCCGTTACCACTGTGGCCAACAAGTACACTTATGTAGGTTGCATCTACAACGAACAGGAACTTTCTTGGGATGTTGTATCAGTGGCACAACAGGCTTAATTGAACGATAGGATAAGCGATGGCAGCTAGATTTTGGGTAGGCGGAACAGGTATCTGGAACGCAAGTAACACCGCAAACTGGTCGGCAACCACCGGTGGTGCTGGTGGTGCATCAGTACCCGGCCCTGCGGATGATGTTACTTTTAATGGCGCTTCCGGTACCAATTTTACTGTGACCATTGAGTCGGGCTACAATCCTTCAGTTATCAGTGTAACTGGCGGTGCGGCCACCGTCACGCTAGACATAAACAGTCAAACACTGACAGTTCAAACATTTAGCTTTACTAATCCAACTTCAGTGACTCGTACCATAGCGTTTGGCTCAACCGGACAAATCACAGTCACTGGCAACAATGCTTCGGTGTTTACTATACAGACTGATACTGGTCTCACTACCTCAGGGTCTAGAAATGTGGTCTTTACCTACAGTGGCGGTGTGGGTACTAGAACTATCGGTACCTCAACATTTGGAAGCCTTAATACCAGCAGCCTAAACTATCGTGTCACAGGCGGTACTGACACAGTTACCTTTGGTGGAGCATCAGGAATCATAGTTAGAAGTCTTGACCTGACCGGGTTCAGTGGAACTTTTACCACCAACGTGGTTCGGGCCGCCGGTAACGTGACCTTGAGTCCCACCATGACACTTACCGCAGTGCCCACTACTTGGCACTTTTCAGGCAGTGCAGGTGCCACACAAACCTTTACCACAGCTGGCTTAACACTTCCTGTGGGGATCACTATCAGCACCACCGGGGGTGGTACTGTGGTTTTTGCTGATGACGTTACAATACCTGCTACCGCCACAGTAAGTGGCACACTAACTCTAACATCTGGCACATTGAATCTTGGCAATAACACAGCCAATGTTGGATTGTTTAGTTCCACCAACAGTACAGCCAGAGTCCTGGCATTTGGCGCCAACAGCACTCTCAATATTGCTGCCAACAGCACCACAGTATGGAACACCGCCATATCAACCAATTTTTCCTACACCGGCAATGCCCGGGTGAATCTCACTGCCAATGCGGTCTCAGGCATTCGTGAAATTCAATCTGGCCAGACCGGCGGCAGCGAAGCTACCAAGCCACCTCCATTTTATGTTGCTGCCACTGGCTCTGACACTATCAGTACTGCTGTAGGTGCCCAACTTACAGATCTGGTGTTCCTTGGCAACACCGTAGGCCTTCAAAATTTTGCCAGACGCTTTTACGGCAACCTGATACTGACCAACGGCATGCCCTTGGGCAACGGTAGCGGAACTCAAACTTTTGCAGCAAACTCCGTTACGCAAATTCTTGACAGCGCCAACAACCTGCTGGACTTTCCAATTACCTTTGGCACCGCTGCCAATACCAACTCCACTGTACAATTGGCCAACAACACCACTATTGGCACAACAAGAACTGTTACACTGACTTCCGGAACATTGGATTTAAACGGCAAAACATTAGAGCTAGGAATATTGCAAAATAGCGGAAATAGTGTGCGTGCTATCAATCAAAATGGCGGCACATTCAATATCACTGGTTCCAATCTAACTGTATTGAATCTGAGCAACTCAACAAACTTTAGCTATCCCACACCTCTCACCATCAACTTTACCTACTCGGGCAACGTGGGCACACGTAGAATTGCCAACACCACCGCCGGCGGTACTGCAAACAACGCTGTTAACTTTAATTTCACAGCTGGCAGCGACACAATTGACCTTGGAGTAGTTAACGTTCGTGATGCTAACTTTGTTGGCTTTACTGGCACGCTAACAAATCAAATACGCTCATTCTATGGTAACCTGACGCTTGGCCCCGGCATGACTGCCACCAGTGGTGCCAATGCCACAACCTTTAACGGAGTGTCATCCAATCAAACTCTCACAACCAATGGTGTCACAACCAGTTTTCCAATAACCATTTTCTCAACCAACAGCAACTTTGTTCTCAGCGAACCTTTAAGTATTCCTGGGTGGTCATTGACTGTGGATCAAGGCAACTTGATTGCCAACGGACACAACATTGCAGCTGGCGGGTTTAGTTCATCAAACGGTAATCCTAGAATTATTAATATTAGTAACGTCACGGTAACTCTTAACAGCACTGGCGTACCATGGAACATGACAACTACCACAGGCGCTACCTTAATTGCTACCAACTCAAACATCAACTTGACAAGTACTGCTGATGCCAACAACACCTTTGCTGGCGGCGGATTTACTTATGGCAACTTGGACATCGGTGGTGCAACCGGCGGCGGCAATTTGACGTTTACTGGCAACAACACATTTGCCGGAGCTATTACCAGTTCAAAGACTGTGGCATACGGTATCAAGTTTACTGCTGGCACAACAACCACCGTGGGTGGTTTTGATGTAAGTGGCTCGGCTGGTAACCTAATTACCATAACATCGGCAACCGCTGCCGTACACAATCTGGTGCTAACCGGCGGCAGCAACGTTGATGTAAGCTACGCCGATATTAGTTATTCAAACGCAAGCCCTAGCGATAGTTGGTATGCATTATTGACCAACAACAACACCGACAGCGGCAACAACACAGGTTGGATATTTACAACTGGATCTCCAGCAAATAGCAACTTCTTTTTGGTATTTTAAGGCGAACAACATGGACATTATTATCGAAGCAGGCGTCACAATAGAACAAGGTGTTAGCATTGGTCAGTTCGTTGTAAACATACCAGGTTACATAGCTACACAAGACAATAACCAATTAGTCACTGAGAGTGGTGACAATTTAGTAACATAGAAATTTATTAAGGAAAGATTCGAATGCCAAACATCAAAATTACCCAGTTACCAGAACTGGCTCCAACACCCTTAGCAGGATCAGATGTATTTCCTGTTGTCAGCGGCAACATTACCTATCAAGTTACAGCCAACGCTATTGCTACGTTTGTAGGCGGAGGCGGAGCCAACACTGGCAACGTTACATTTGACAACAATATTGTGATTGGTACAGGCGATGGCTTTGGCGGCGATGGCCTGTATTTGGCCGTGGGTCCTAGCACAGTGGGCGATGCTCAATTACTTAGATTGCGCGGTGGCGATTTCCCTACACACATACATTTGGATACCGGCAACAATGCTTACTACGATCAGTACTTTGGCGACGATGGCAAGTATGTTAAATTAGAAGCAGGCGATAATGGTAATATTGTAATTGGCACAAACAATCTTGCCTGGACCTTTGACAACACAGGTAACTTAAATCTGCCCAACAACGGTGACTTGAAATTGAACAATGGCGGCATTGTTCAATCCAACGGTGATGATATCGCAATTCAAGCCTTTGACAACGATGGGATTTTAAGTTCATCTGTGGAGCTGGACCCAAGTAGTGAATTGACCCGTATAGAGCAATGGAGCGGTCAACAAAGCACCACCTTTACCACAGCCGACTGGGCCACAGGTACATACACAACCCAAGGCGGCCAAGGTGCTGTTGAATTTACCAATGCTGCCAACATCATTACCTTTGTCAACTCATTAAATGGTGTTGGTCAGATTTTCTTCAGTGTCAACGGTGGACCAAAGTTGGTCTGGGACGGTACTGGCGGTGATGCAACAAACATCACATTTTACACACTCACCTTACCCGCCACTGATCCTACCACAGTGACCTCATTTGAATATTTTTACAGTTACAAGTCAGGCTTTGAAATAGATTATGATAGCCAAGAAGTTAATATCTATGCCAACAATGCGGATATCCGTTTGATAACCGGAGATCTGAAAGATATTGAGTTGAGCAGTGCTCGTCACATGGTCATGTCAGGCAGTGGCGAAGTAGGCATAACAAACTACAGCAATGCTGATGGAGTATACATCAACACCAACGCCAACAGCACATTGAAACAATGGCTGTTTGATGAAACTGGTGGCTTGAACCTGGCAACAGTCAACAGCGAGTCTGCACAATTATTTGGCACACGCAAGGTCATAGGCGGACTGGCACTAAGCAGTCCATATTCAGTGGCCTTGGCGCCTGGCGGAACTCCTACTGTGGCCTACACTGCATCAAGTAGTACGATTCAAAGTGTCAAAATCACCTTTGCTGTTCAATCCGGTGGCGGTGGATTCCAATGGGAACAGTTTGATGTTGTGGCTACCCAAGACCAAGGAGGCGGTGTAAACTACATTGTAAGCAACCGAGTCAAGAGTGCAGCTGGCATAGCCGACACAGCAGTCACTGCCGCAATCAACGTTGATGGTCAACTTGAAATTTCACTTGACTTGGCCGCCGTACAAACCAGTGGCGGAGCATCCAGCTTTGATGCAATAGAATTTGGCTTAATGATAGATTAATAGGAAAATATAAATGTCACAACAACCATTCAACTCGGACAGCGGGTTTAGCTCAACAGGTAATATTACTTCATCTGGTAATATTATTGGAACCACTACCGACAACCCAGGTAGCTTACAATGGATCGGCAACAGTTCGGGCGACGGCAACAGCTACACCACCTTGGAACTGCGTCCTGATGACACACTGCTGGTTGGCGGGCAGTATCTAATCCTCGACCCCACTGGTGGTGGACACATACACGTTCGTGCTGGCGGAGCTCAAGACAATGCCACAGGCAACTTGTTTATAGGTGGCGAAAACAGCTACTTCAACTTGCCCCCGGGCGCGAATCCTCCAGTAAGCATAGCAGCCAACTCACAGGTTTGGACTTTTGGCACCAACGGTGTGCTGAATCTGCCTGGCGAAGGTATCCTACAAAGCACAGACGACACAGTTACTCTGCAAAGTTTCAACACGGTGTCTGGCAATGCCAACAGCGTGTATGTGGGCACCTCAGGTGGCCTGGGCTTTAATGATCAGCAGATTGGTGGCAACTGGTTGGAAATATTTAGAACTGGCACAGAACCAGAAATCAAAACCACAGTGGGCAATCTTTCAATACAAACCAGTTCAAACGCCACTCCTTATACTTGGACGTTTGGCAGCACTGGTAACTTGACATTACCAGGCAACACTTTTGCTGTGAACTATGCCAACGGTACTCCTGTTACGATCGGCGGTGGTAGTAGTTACGGTGACTCTAATGTTGTAACACTATTGTCTAACTTTGGGTCTAATACTATTAGTACCACTGGTAATATTACAAGTAATGCGATAGTAGGCGGTACTTTACGGGCCACAGGTTCCGTTGGTAACGAAGGCGGGCAACTTGATTTAGCTACAGCCGCGGCCAACACTACACTGGTTGGTAGTAGTGTAACTGTTGATATTTTTCAAAATAGATTTAGAATTTTTGAAAGTGGCGGCACATTCCGCGGCGGCTATATTGATCTTGCCAACTGTGCCGCTGCTGTTGGTACTCCTATTGTAAATCGCACATCTAGGATTGCTGCGGCCAACACCAAGGTCACATTCAACAACATCACAGCACAAGTTGGCGGCTCACCTACTCGCTTGTACATTGGTGCTGCTACAAGTAACTTGCAGGTGGCCGGTACAAGTCAGACCATGACATCGGGTTCCATGGCTGTGGGCAGTTGGATCAACGTTCCTATCTCAACAGGTACAGGTAATGAGTTTGCTATGAGTGGTGCGTTGAGTTCCAACGGTGATACTGCTGTGCTAAACATCACCGATCAGACTGCCGGCACAGGCACATGGCGGATCACTGGCATAATTGCTAATACTGCTAGTAACCTTTACAGCATCACTATTGAGCAGATAGCTTAATCTGTCGAACGTGCTTGCACTCGCCCGGTTGCCATTTGCTGGCTGGGCAGGTGCAGGTCCACGATCCGCGATCATTGGTTACTGTATAGACAGCACCCTTGCTACCAGCGACTCGATGCGTTTCACCAACTAGCACCAGTTCTTCTCGAGGAAAGAATCCCCACGTGTTTGCAACTTCCTTGAACTTACGACCCGATGCCTTGAACTTGTATGGTGTGTTCATCTCTTGAATCTCACCGGTGCCGGATTTCACATAGCCAT